AATTTCAGTATTGTCATCTGTTAGCTTTGCTTGTACAACCCCCAATGGATAACCGTTAACTATTTTAAGTTGTCCAACACGAATATACGTTACGTTTCCATCGTATTGTTTTAAAGAATAATCAACAAAGAATGATGTACACACACCAAGTTGGTATTTTAAGAATATACCGTTTGTATCCGTAAATGTTTTTCTGAATAGGCTTGGGCGTAAACCAGTAACTGCGTCTAGTGAACTTAGGTGTTGGTCTGCAAATAGTTGATTGAATGAGTTTTCCGTAATTACTTCGACTTGTTTTCTTGGGCGACCGTATTCGGCTACGTTGAATGCGGCAGTGTTATTCATTGCAGTAAGCAATGCTTCTACATCTACTACATGACGAATTACAAGGTCTTCATCAATTTCTAACCCCGGCTCTGGATTGTCTACACTATCTAACCATGACTGTATTACCGCATGTGCATTTGCAAATGGATCAAACTGTATCTCATTAATTGCATCATCGATGCCAACAAACAATTGATTGGTGTCTGTAGTAAACCCCATTTCACCTGTTTCAAGCGTAGCAGATGTGATTTCATCGCGGAAACCGCGTCTTAATAAAATTTTTACGTTCTCTGTAGACATTATGTAACTCCTAGTAGTTACATGTATTTATCAAAATACTCTTGAACCTTTAATGCCCACTGCATTGCATACTTGTCAAACTCTTCGCCTTCGACTACAAACTCTTGATAGTTACCAAGATTGTCTGCTTCAGCATCCCAGCCAATCATCATAATAACAATAGTACGAATGTTAGTTCCGTACAATTCATTGTGCGCTGATGCGTATGCGGCACCTTGTAAGAAGTAATCGTCAATCCACTCACGCTTCTTAGGCTTACGAGTAGTTTTGAAATCAATAATCGCTTGTTGACCTTTATATACACCAATACAATCTGCTGTTCCAGCATAGAGTCCGGGGTAATATAGCGGTACTTCAGTGCCCCAACATTCATCAATGCTACTGAGTCCTTTATCAATTACAATGTCTGAAAGTTCTTTAGCCATCTGATGAATAAGATTTGATCCTGCAGGACGATCCTCTTCTAAGATGAACTTTTCTAAATGCAAGTGTACTTGTGTACCTATACCGGTAGCAAGGTTCATAATACGATTAGCTTCTTCGTTTCCGACACGCTTGCGCCATTCATGTATCGCTGTTTTATCAGCAAGCGCAGATAGTACTGTCGTTACGCTTGGTAATGGTTTACCCCCTGGCGTTTGATAGTGACGGGATCCATCAACATTCACACGCGACAAGGGGGTATATGTATAAGTTTCTTTTAGCATACACACAGTATACTATGATTCGAAAAGAATTACAAGCTCTTTTTTATGATTTCGATCATATCCGCTTTCTTTTTTCTGCGGTCAAGTGATAGTCCAAGTGTTTCTTCTGCCCATTCGTCTAACTCTTTTTTAGTCATTGCTTCGAAGTCTGGCGTTTCTGCTTTCACATCCTCTGCTGGGCTCACTTTAACTACATCATCATGTTGAATGACTATTGGGTCCGGACCAGTTTCTACTACAAGTTCATTTGTAACTTCTACGGATGCTTCTTGTAGTTTACGCATTGCTTCTTCTTCAGTACGTTCTACTTTTGCCATGAACTCCCTATGACGTTTGGCTTCTAAGATTTCACGTCTACGTTCTGCTACCTCCGGTGGCAACTTCGAAAGTGCTAACTCTTCTGCATTTAGCTCTTCACGTTCTGCGTATATCTTTTCGTTCATTTCTTTTTTAGAAATAATTTTTAATTCTTTGTCACCTTTAATAATTAATGGCATTATCCAATCCTCTTATCAGTTGCTTTGTTAGCAAGTTTTTTAACCGTTTCTCTATCACTATTTTCTTCGCCTTGAGTTGGGGCTCCTACGAGTGTGATAGCGTCTACTGTTACTTTACTAGTATACTTGCTATTGCGCATTAAGTCAACAATTGATTCAGGTGTCACGGTGTGACCCATGTCATTTAACTCTCTAGCTAAAATATCAGTACCAATAGTGAAAATTGAATTCGCCTTCAAACGAACTAGATATGCATTGATATCATTAATCAATTGTGCATGTGAATTTGAATCTTCGTTTAAAAGTGTTGAAATTTTCATCTATTATCTCTTTGCACGACCTAGTGGTTCATCTTCTGGACCTGACATTGATTCATCGCCACCTGAAAGTTCCATATCCATTGAGATATCATCTTCCATATCGTCGCCCATGTCACCACCAAGTTCTGCGCCTGTCGCTGCCATGTCTGATGCTGGTTGCTGACCAGTTAGCACTAGTACTGCATCGTTAACTGCATCTTTAGTTGAACGTGCTTGTCCTAATAGGCCTGCAATTGCTGAATCAGTTGCTTGCTTGAATGATGCTGACTGTTCTGCACCGTGTGAGTAAGCCATTTCGTCTGCTAGTGGACCTAGTTGATCGTTTTGAATTTTACCTAGCTTTTCGATCATGTCTTGTAGTTCGTCTACAATACCACGAGCCGCCATTGTGATTTCTGCATCTGCAGCGTCTGCTTCAAGTAGAGCATTAAGTTGTGCCATAAGGCCTTCTTCTAACTTTTCTTTTTTCATTTTGTATTCCTTTGGTGCTTCGTAAGTATTGCTATACTTTTTCATTGTATCAAACTTTGGTGTTTCACCTTCATTTGCTTTTTCTGCTTTTGATGCGTGTACTGCTTTACGCTGTGCATCTGATTTGTACTTGCCTTCAACAAATACTTCTACCATATCATCGCCATTACGTAATGCGCCTTTTTTAACTTTTACATTATCTTTGCCGTATTCTTTTTCAGCTTCTGCCGCAGACATGCTAGTTTGTTTCCAACGCTTTTCTGCTTCGTTTACTGATTCATTCTTTAAGAATGCTGGCTTATCATCTTTTGTGCCCATCTTACCGTCTTTGCCGGCATCCATTGGCATTTTATCTGACTTTGCTTTATCCTTTTTAGGAGCTTTGCCTTTTTTCTTATCTTGGTATGCTTTAAGACCCGGCGGAAGTTCACCTTCTGCAACATGTGCTTTAAGCAATGATTTAATTGTTTCTAACATAAGCATGTTCTCAACGTATGCACGATCCTGATGATCTGCACGTAGTTCACGCTTCTGTGCTTCTAGTGCTACTTTTGCTTCACGTAATGAAGTTAAGTCGCTTTCAACTGAATATCCAAAGTTCGACTTCATATACTCGTTTAAACGAGTAGAAATCGTAACTGGATTTGTGTTATAAAAGATTGTTTTTTTCATGGTAATGTACCCCAATACATAATTGTTATATTATGTATTTATCATTTAAGATCATATTTAATTTTTAAGGAAGTGCTTATTTGTTGATAGACTCGTAAATAGACTTAATTTTCTTCTTGGCTTGATTTGCATCGCCTTTTGCTCTTGAAAAACGTGCTTCTGCAATGTCCATTTTATTCAAATCTTTGCGTTTCTTTGCTACTTTGAATGAATTCTTATGCAACAGCGCATCTTCATAGCTTTGTTCAAATAGTGCATTCGTAGCCATTACTCTAGTAATTTCTGTTGAGTTTACCTTTTTACCTTCGTTAAGGTGTTTTGTGATAACAAATGCAGTTTCGTAAATATATAGGCCTTCAAATAACGTATCGTGTGTACGATTATCACGTATGTCGTAGTATCCATCGTCATTTTTCTCCACTGAGTAAAGTCCGATATCAACGCCAGTTGTTGTTTTCTTTGCTTCATTAATAGTCGTTGCTACTTTTTTTGAAACATTATTTGATGCATTATGGAAGCCTTTAAGGATATTCTCCATAGCTTTAATATCTGCTGTTTTTACACCAGGTGCAGTATCAATGATGCCAGCATCTTCACGTGCTTTTGCTTCTTGTTGTGCCTGTTGCTTGACCCCACTCTTGTCACCGTTTAGTGCTTTCATAAGGTTGCTCATCGCATCTACATCTTTTCTTGTCGGTGCTGTCATTTTTGCCTCTTTCTATTATACAGTTCTATAACCGCGTAGTGTTGGTACCAACACACCTTTGTGTGTTAGCTTATCAGCTATCAATCCTTCACGTTCTGAAAGCTGTGATTCATTAACATATTCATTCTCTGTGAAGAATTTCATAATTAAATCGTTTTCTTCTTCTGTGATCATTACATATAGACCACCTAGAACTTCTGTAAGTTTCATAGAAACTCCTTACTTATTAATCTTATTCAAAAGATTTCTAAATTGTGTTGCTGTCCTCGGATCGCTTGCTAGTTTATCAACTGACGTTGCTTGTGCCGCCATTGCTTTACGCTGTATCGGTGATAGTGTCTTGCCTTGACTTGCTTTATCTACTGCATCTGCTGCTTGTTGTCCGGTTGCACCACCTAAGTTCTTTTTACCTAGACGTTGCATAGATTGTGCTTTCTGTGCTGATGGTGCTGCTGATTTGTTCGCTCTCATCTCACCCGGAGACATAGTACCACCACCAGAGTATTCTTCTCGCACAAGACCTAATAATTCTTTAATTTTTTGCTCATCGCGGTCACGCAATGAACGCATTAGATTGACATAATCAGGAAAGTCAAGAGACTTCATACGATCACGCACATCATCCTCGGATGCACCAGCCATATCAGCAATATTTGTTAGGCGTGTATTGTATGGTGTTGCTGTTTCACTTAGCATTGCTTTTTCTATATCTTTTCTTAATGTCATTTTCTCTCTACCTATTTAGTGACTTCAATCTACGTGAAGCTGGATTCATACGTTTTGTCATCTTTGACTTTCTAGCCATTCTAGAACCCATTTTAGCTTTAGTACGTGCTAATGTAAAACGCTTTTTAATATCTACTGGTTTAAAACACGATGTTGGGTTAGCGACTGTTTTGCCCTTTAGTCTACCACTTGAACAACGATACTTACGAACAACTGATTTACCTTTACGGGCATATACAAGTTTCGCTTCGTCTAGTTCTTCCTGTGTTCCAATAATTTCTTCAATAAGCATTAGAATGTTACCTTAAATACAGAAGTTAGTAGTGCGATTAACATAGTACCAAATAATGTTGACACTGCCCATACTACTACTTTCTTTAGCTCACTGATATCTTCTTTAATATCAGTATGATTTTTTTCCATCTGCGTTTCGACTCGTGCAATTGACTGGTCGATGTTTTTAAATCTTTCGTAATTTGCTGCAACATGCACATCAAGTTTTTCTGCTTCAACACGTGCTAATTTAGTTTCTATTTCAGACATTGTAGGGCTCCAATGATTAATTGTTTCTTGTATTTATCATTGTAGTTTGTTTTATTTATCTACGAATAAAAAACCCGACACAATAAATGTATCGGGCCTAACATCTCTTGCTTAATGTGTGTCCATATACTGTACGATACTGTAACTATGTACATGTGACCCCAAGACCATCAGATGAGTGGGTGCGTACCAAAGAGAATTATTTACAGTATGTCTGACATTGTAAATTGAATGTTTAAACCAGTTACTGGCTCTAAACCTACGCCATCTATTGCAACGCCAGTAAAAATCTCTTTAAGAATAGCAACTGAGTCACCGTCTCTTTCAAAAATTCTACCGTGTTCAACAGCAAACTTAAAGATCATTCCTGGACCTGTAAGCGTTGGAGCAAGTCCATCAAGTGTTACTGTTAGTGGGTTATTCATAATTACTGGTTGTGCTACTAGATTGATTAAGTTACATACGTCATCAAAATTTTGTTGTGATTGGTCTGCTACATCACCTGTAGCAGTAATATCTAAACCTTTAACATATAATGTGTAAAAGTTAATATTACCTGATAAGTTCTCGCCTGCTTTTGCAGCGCCATGAATTCTTGCCATTGTTATTTTCTCCAATGTTAATTATAGTAGTATTTATCTTGTAGGCAATAAAAAAGACCCAGTAAATTAATACTGAGTCTTTTGTTTTAACCTGGGGGGTTTAAACTTAGTAGTCGAAATCTGCTACTGTGTAACCTGCACCTAGAGCTGCCTCTAGTGTTACTGCTGTCCATGCGCCGTTGTTTTCAACTGCGATGCGGCCGCCGTCTGCGCCTAGGATTACTACTGTTGCACGTGTTGAAGCTGTTTCAACAAGTACTTTCATGTCTACTGCTGATGTGTGTGTTACAGTAAAGTGTGTTAGTGAACCTGTTAGGAATTGACCTGCGTCATATGATTCGTGTGCTTTTGCCATTTTATTTCTCCATTAAATGTTTGCGAGACTACGTGTCTCTATACTATTATTTATCTTTTTTGTTCAGTTATTTGTCCCTAGATTGGAATTTTCCGCCAAGTTTTCTACCTGTCTGATATGATGTTTTGCCCAGATACGAACCTAGTTTACCTGCGCCATAGATTGCGCCAGCTGCCGCAGCCGCTTTGACAATTGGCTTATTCCAAATCTTTTTCTTTTTGTCTTTTTTGTCATCGATGATGAAGTTCCCACGCTTCTGAAACTTTAGAAGTGCTGGTGTAAGTTCACTACGCATTGCTGATGAACGCATATACTGTGCCATACGTGTTACTACTAGCGCACGTTGATTTTGATTTAGATTATCCCAATCACCTACTAATCTACGCATAGATTTTAACATGCCATCCTGTACGTTCAACTGTCTCTCTAAACGCATTAGCATAGATTTTTCGAAACTAGCATTAGATTTGTTTGTGCCGATATGATTTAAGTAACGCATCACGTCTGCTTTCTTAACACCGATACGTGACATAGCAACTTTATCTTTATCACTAGAGTAGTCTTGGTCTTTGCCCATAAGTCTATTAAGAGCAATATACAAGTCTGTTCCGCTTGTTCTAAAGTAATCAAAACTCTTGAATGCGCCTGTACGACTAGCATACTCACTGGCCAATGGCGCAAAGTCATAATCTTTGTTGAATACGTTTAGCATCATCATCTGTACGAATGCTAGATTTGCCGCATCATCTACATTTACGCTACTTGCGATCTTTTTGTTTCTAAATAAACGACTTTCAGTAAGTTCATGTACAAGTTGTAGCTTGTTGTCATTATTTTCTTCAAATGTGTGACCACCTTCAATTTGAGCCCACTCATTTGCTGTATATTTTTTCTTACTCATCATTCATCTCTTTAAATCTATCAGCAAGTTCTTTAATCTTATCACTTGCATATGTTTTACAGCATCTAGGAATAAATGAGTGCAAAGTAATTGCAACCACCGCAATTTGAAGTTCTAACGCAATACCCATTGCAAATCGTGCATGTTGCAGGGGACCCATTTCTGCTTCTTTTAGGTGTACTTTGCATTCTTTACTAAACATTTTATCGTTCCTTACTCATATTTGCAGCACTGAATCCACTGCGATTTACTAATTTACTGTCACCTTGTCCGATAACATAGCCTTCGCCTCCACGCTCGCCAGCTGTATATGCTTCTACATCTGCCTCTGCCGAGTCTAACTGTCCGATGATATCATTTTTTACAGCCATTAAATTTGTAATAACTGTGAATAGTGCTTTCATTCCGTCTGCGTTATTGTTAACATGGTTTGCCATACGTTCACGCATTGGCTCTGACATTTTTTCATTTGCTAACCACTGACCCCAATCACTTACTAGATTGTCTAACTTACGTGCTTTTGTCATGTTGTTAACATATTTGTATAGTGCATTTTTAAATGAACCTAGCTTATTAGACTTTAAGAATTCATCTTCTAGTAAAGAATCAATCTTTGATGCATTTTGTCTTGCAAATGCTGTTACTTTGTCTAAGTTGTCTGCTTCTACTTTAGGCGCTTGTGTGACTGTTACAGGCGGCATGATAAGCAATCTACCAGCGTTTAGTTCTGATGCATCTACTTTAGATTTAGAACCGTCAAGTTCAATCTTAGCATGTAGTACTACACCTGATTGACTTTGTGCAATTTGCTTACCAATGTCACTCTTTTGTTTAACACGATATGTAACAATGTTTGGAGTAAACTCATAATGTCCATCATCAACACGTGGTGTTGTAAAGTACAACAAGTCGCCGTGTACGTAGCCTCTGAAGCTCTCAGGTGTCGCTGCTTCGTAGATATCCCAGATGTTTACCATCTTCTTAACGAATGCTTTACGATTTGCGTCTGGTGCTTCTTTGCCTCTACGTAAGAACATAGATGACATTTCTTCTTTACTTGTTACTTTCCCGTCATAACCTTTTGCACCAAATCCACTCTTATCTGTTAGAATAAATTCGCCGTTCTCATTACGACCAAAGATAACTGCTGGCGAGCCATCCCATTTGACTGTAATATTTTCTGGTGATGTTTCTAAATCTTTGAGTGTCTTAATAGATTTAGCAATACCTCGTGAACCATACCAGATAGCAAAGTCTTCTACGTGTTGAATACGTGCATCGGACTCTTTAAGATTATTTTTCTTTCTAAAATCATCTACATCTTTTTGTGCATCTTTGCTTCTTTTCTTAGCTACCTCAGCATCTTTGACGTTATCCGAGTGCATCTTATCTACGTCGATACCTTTTCTCTTTAACTGTTTGTTAAAGTTTGCTCTGCCGAAAGACTCGCCTAGTTCAGTTGGAACACCTGCATTCTGAATGCTTGGATTATCTTTGAAATTCTTAAAGATAGATTTAGCTACGTCTGCTGGATAGTTCTTCTTAACTGCCGCATATAGTGACTCAAAGCTATACAAATCATCTTCGTTGTCTAGCTTTAAAATCTTTGCCCAGTCTTTAGGATCTTTGAATGGACCTTTGACGATCTCATTCTTGTTTGCTTTCGTGTGTCCAATGCCATTCTTCTTTTCAACTGGTCTGCGAATTACACGCACCATGCCGTCTGAAGGAGAGAACATCCAACGTTCCATTTCTAATGGTCTACCGTCTGATGTTGTTTCATCACTTGCTTTAACTTCTAGCGCACCAGCAATTGAAGCAATCATAATATTACGATGAATGCCTTTATAGTTACTGTGTCTGCCGTCTTGACTCATTTCTTTTGAGTGTGGCGAGTGATAGTAGTTCTTCATAAAGTCTACGTCACCCGGCATAAAGTCGATTTGTACTTTTCCAGTACGTTCTTTTCCTTGCACTTGCTTACTGTCATCATAGTTAACGATGTCAACTACTGTCATAAACACACTTGACTTTTTAATTTCTTGAATACTTGGTGCTGCTTCTAGTCGTTCTGCAAAGTCTGCAATCTGATCTTTATCTAGCTTAACTGCAATATCGATATCACCGGAGAATTCTTTCTTACCAACAGAACCAAGAGCATTCTTCAATAGAGGAATGCCCAATTCTTTTTCAAGTTTTAATAGTGTAGGTTTGATTTCCGAATGATGAATTATGCCAACGCCCGGCATTGCACCGCCTTCATTAATAGTGGCATCAAATAAACTAGACATACGTTTATGGAATGACTTTTGCTTTAGGCGAGGCTTACGTGGACCTCTAAATCTACGTTCAATACCCTGACTTAAAATAATCTCACTAATCTTCATAATTGTCTCTTTCCGAATGGGCTTTCTCCAGTCAACTGGGGACGAGAAAACCACAATTTAAACCATTCAGGAGTGCCGGGCTGTATATCATTCTTACGTTGATATTCGCCTTTTTCCGTGCCAGTATGAGAGATATTCTCCTGATGTTGTGATACATCATAAGGCTTGTATATCCCAGCAAGAACTTTTAATTTTTTTAGTTGTGTTTCTAAATCCACTTACTTCTTCTTTGCACTAGTCATGCCTCTCTTAAACTTACGAGGGTCTTTGGCACGGATACTGTTGACTAAACGCTTAGTCAAATCAGACGCAACGTCTTCGTCAAAAGTACGTTCAATGTACTCCATTAGATTAATTGCGCCAGCAATAATGTGTTCACCCTTTTGTTCAACAAGACGCTCTTTATCTAGTGAAATAGAATTAAGTTCTTCAAACAGGCTTTTGCGCTTAGTCATGATAAATCTCCGTTATAGTGTATTTATCAAGTTTCGTCAAAAGCGGAACGAGACTTAGTTTTGAGCATTGCTCTAAGCGATGATGCAGCTTGCCCGTTGTCCATAACAGGCGTATCATCGTCTTCTTTAGTAACAGTTGTCTTCTTACGTAGTTGATCCACTACACTTGAAGTACCTGAACTAGTAATATTGTTGTCTGAATTTTCACTTGTATCATCTGAGATACGCAAACTATCTCTATCGAATACAAGATTTACTTTACTACCTACACCAGATGATGAACGTGTTTTTAGAAGTTGCAATTGATACTGACCACGCTCACGCATAGCATTAGATGTAAAGATACCAATAACGTTATCTGCTGTTTGAATTTTAGAGATACCGCCTGCGATATGTGAGTGATCGAATTCAATTTCTTCAACTGCACTACGGTTCAACTGTGATGCTGTTACCAATACAGACCCAGTCTCCATAGCGAAGTTACGCATTTCTTCTGTTACATATTTGTCTTTAGTATAAGTATCGCCTGCTTGCACTTTCATAGTAGCAGGAGTAAGAAGGTCGAGATAGTCAACGCACAAACAATCGACCTTCTTACCTGTCTGGATTTGTAGTTCTTTCAGATATGACCTAATGTCATTAACGCTTGACCCTGATGGGAGATATTTGATTCTAAGCTGTCCGGACTGTTTACCTTTTGCTTTGACCATCAGTTCCACTTCGTCTAAACTCTTAAAGATGCCTTTTGTACTTCTGTCCGTCTGCATTGCATACATACGCATCGATGAAAGCGATTCTGAAAGTTCCAGAGTGATGTAGACACAATTAAGACCAGCCTCTGCCCAATTCAGACTCATATTTTGCATGAAAAGTGATTTGCCTGCGCCAGAGCCCCCTGCAAAAATCGTGATCTCCCCACGATTAATGCCACCATATAACTTATCATCAAGGGCTTTCCAGCCTGTAGTCATTTGACCGTTATCGTCTTTCAGTCCTTCCAATACACCTCTAGGGTCAGCAAAATAATCTGTACCCAATGAACGTGCCAGTCCGGTTTGAACTGCTTCCTTGATTCTAAGTTCTACTTCACCGTATTTGCCAGTCTCCAACAAATCAGCACTATCGATAATAGCCTTCTCAATAGCCTTATGTCGGCAGAATGTTTCAAATTCATCAACGAACCATTCGATATGCTGGTCGATGTTATCCAGTTTTTCTACAGTTACTCCCGTTTCTGCCTTGACCATTTCAAGACTTGGGATAGATGAATATTCATCACTGTGTTCGATCAACTGCTTGACCACAGGACGGACGCTGCGGTCGAAGTATTCAGGCTTAATGATACTACGAACCCTTGAATAAAGTTCTGGATCACTAAACATGAATTGTACGAATAGTTGCTGTAAATCTGAGCTATAGTTTTTTACTTCTGACATTCTTCTACTATATCAAAAAAGGTTACAATTGTCAATAGAATTTATTACTAATTTTGAAAATGCATTGTGTGCTTCCTCACCTGGATGCCCACCGTCTAATGCTCTTGGATAATCACTTCTTAAACCAAAATCGTAATCTTCTATTTTTACGGGACACCATGACATCTGATTATACTCTTCTTTTTTTATCTTTATGTGTATATTTGGTATACCTTTAGAGTTTAAATGACTTTGTGCAAGATATATCTGTTTGTTGAATGTCACGTCTTGGTCGAATTCATTTGACATTAAAAGAAAATCTAACACATTTTTATCATCACTCCACGGACCATAATCTTCGAATTTTTCATTTTGAAATATTTCAGTCCAACGGCGATTATAAGACCACAATACAACTACCAAGTCATCCACTTTATAATCGTCATATTCTAATATCTTATATAATATTAATTTATTAGACGCACCCGGCTGTGATAAATTTCTTGTCTTTATATTATAGTGATTGCCGACTAGTTTTGCCCATACCAAGTTACTTGGTTTTTTTCCAGGTAAATTAGGTGGTATGTGACAGTCGGGCAACCCGTGACCAAAAGTCATACTGCATCCAAACGCTATCAGCCTAGTAGGTTGTGATAATATGGTCTGCGATCCCATGCTTTAGTGTTTCCTCTGGGTTCAACCAGCAATCACTTTCCGGAAGTAACCACTTACGAATATATGCTTCATTTTTACCAGTACATTTCTTATAGTGATCCATCATACGCTCTGTTGATAGTTCAAACTCTTTTACAATAGACATTAGTTCATGTTCTTTGCCGCGTGATCCCCAAGAGTATTGGTGTGACATTACACTTGTATTCTGCGTGATGTAACGATGTCCTTTTTCACCAGCCATCATTAGTAGTACACCACACGATGCAATCATACCCATGCCATATGTATACACTGGGATTTGGGATTGTTTAATTACATCAATCAAATGAAACGCACTATTTACTGCGCCGCCCGGCGAGTTGATATACAAGTGAATTACATCTGGGCGCGTATCTTCTGGCATCATATTGTATTCCATAATCATCTTGACCAATGGCATACAGTTTTCTTGATTGAACTCTTTGTCCATGAAAAGTACACCCGCATCGTACAATAGTTCACCAGGTTTCTTAGGAGGCAGTGGGGGTTGTGGCATTGGCATTGGCTGAGGCGCTGGTGCTACTTTTGGCGTTGGTATTACTTTGTTTGGCTCTGTTTTATTTGGAGCTTTTTTTGTTACTTTTTTCTTTTTAGGTTCTTTAGCCATTTATTTTGAATTCCTATCCTAAACGCATCTTTACGTTAATCTTTGTACTATTACTTATGCTTCCGTCGATTATACTTTTGAGAGTATAAAGTTTACCATATCTTTGTATTGCATCACCTGCATCTTTTAAATCGTCTTCCCATCTTGGGAAAGAAACTGACCAGCCATTTTCAATTGCTTGCTTGATTAGTTTCTCGCCTGCTTTGTCTCTGTCGGGGCAGACAACGACTTCACCCTTAAACTGATTAATATAATCAATTTGTGTATCACTTGCTTCGTTACTCATAATCGCTACTGCATCTAAACATGCCGCATCAATCGTGCCTTCTGTTACTATCAAGTATTTTCTATTTCGTTTGATAGCATCTATATTGTAGAGAAAGTCTTTTGGCGTTTTGCTCATATACTTAGCTTCATTCTTACCAGTAAAGTCTCTGCCACTATATCCAACAACTCTATCGCCTTGGTAAAAAGGAAAGATAACTCTTTGTCTGAATACAGGATGCGGAGACCAATAAGTTTCTACAAAATCGTATATGCCCCTATCTAATAGATATTTAGCGGCTGATATAGCACGTACATCTGGTTCATCATCACGTAGTATATCTTCTAATAATCGTGCGCCTTCGGGAAGTTCACATTCTTTAAATGATGGTATACGTGTTGTTTGTGTCTTACTAATGAATAATGTTGGACCATCTGCTAATTCTTTTTGTCTAATAGCATCAAGTTGTAATCGTTTAATATCACTTTCTGGCATTCCCAGATTGCGTAGTAATACTAGCATCTTCTTATTAAGAACCCTACCAGATTTATGTGACGCTGTAAATCCGCAATTAAAGCAATGATATGATACACTTTCGTTGTCACTTCTGATACCGCCACGTTGACGTGTATCATTACGTGCTTCGCCATTATCTACACAACATGGACAGTTAAAAGACAACCATCCACCTGATGATTGTCTTCGCTGATGTGGCAAATGTGAATATATTGCTTGTTGTAATTCCATAACTATAATATAACAGTTTTACAGTTGAGTGTCAAGCAATTTCGTACCAATTATCTTCACGTTGCATCATTTGTTCGTAGAATTTTTTGTGTGCTTTGATGTAGTCAGGTTTGTTTAAACGCTCAATTATAAAGTCACGATTTTTGAATTCATCGCTCATTACATATTCACTAAACAATTTTGAATACAGTTCTTCATTGTATCTATCGTAAGCGAATGCATACTCTCCCCACACACGCTGCGCTTCGTCGAATTCTTCTAATGTTAAAATTTTTGATGTATGAAGTGATGTAAGAGCAGGTTGAGTTACGATGTAAGCAGGCTTTTGATTGCGTAGCATTTTATTATCCTTATTATTGATTACATAATAAAGATAACACGATTCGCTATATTGTCAAGTATTAATTGCGTAGCATCACTTTCGTGATTTCGCCTGATGTCTTTGTATATGAAATACGAATCCAATTAACATTAGCACGAACAACATATCCCTGAACACCAGTTTCATTGTTGATACGAATATTTGCATCATACATAAGCGATGGAATCAAATCAAACCAATCATCATCATTTGTAGATGGTTGAACTGACAGGTCTCCTTGAATACTAACATCACCCGTAAATCCATCAAAATACAGTGCAAATGTATGAATTGAACGTGACTTAATTGTGTTACCACTACCATCGAATACAGTTGTTACGTACTTCTGACCATCATCATAGAATATCTCAGTTTCTTGTGAATCCTCAAACTCTGGATAAACATCATCAATAACTTCGATTGTGCCTTTAGCATTATCATATGTATCAGTATAAATGATTTGTTCTACACCATCTTCAACCGTGTACATAGCGAATTGATAGAAACCTTCTGGAAGCATGATAAAATCTGCAGCATAAAGAACTAGGGAACACATTCCTTTTGTCGCATTAGTGATTGTTGGATATCTGAACAACACATTTTCACGACTTTCACGGTCATACATTTTCCAGATAATTGTTTTTCCAGCCAAATCGATTGGTTTTCTATCTGTGTCTTTAATCTTAAATCTAAGAGTATTATCTATACCCTTGTGTAGTTTGTGGTGTCCGTCATACATTGGCATGTTTCCTAGGTAGTTGTTCATAGTAGTGGTGTTGTTCCCGTCCAAACACACTACTTCGATTTCTCGCTCATATTGAAATACATTATAATTAATCATAGTTGTATTTATCTCCCAGGAGCACTAAATTTTTTTGTATAAATATAATTATGATTGATGATGAAAAGGCCAAATGGATACAAGAGAATTATCCGTTCTTCTCTTGCTTACGTTACGGCAAAAAAGAATATATTGAGTACATTGGTATTTTAATTAATACTGATAATGTAATTACCTCTATGTATAATTTTGAAGCGATACCAACTCCAGAATTGCGAAAAGAGTTTATTGAACTTGGAGAACAGTGGTGGTGGGAGTCAAACAGACTTATACCAATTAACTTGTTCTTGGGATCACAAATTTCAGTTTATAAAAACTGGATTACGAATATGAATTCTAAAGATGTGCAAATTATGTGGGGACCAGAAACGTCATTGAATAATATTATTCAAAAACGTATTAAGCGCCGCTCTGTGCAACTTGTTCGCAAAATAGATTAAGCTGAACTACGATACTTACTGCATACGCCACCGCGTGTGCTTTTTTAAAATAGTAAGCATCACCTGATGGTTTAATCCATACTTCTGATTTGATTACTTCTTTAGTTTCATTCAGCAAATGTCTTTTTGCTGGACGAATAATAGCCAGTACCTCTGCAAGTTCCATAACACTCTGTGGCTTTAAAATACGCAATACATCAATATGATTTGAAACGTGTGCTAAATTCTCTACAACTTCTGGATGTTGAAATAGATCCCAAACAGGTTCACGTTCCATTAACTTAATTAGATGCTCTTCATCACGGACACCATTGTATAGTGAGTTATTAAGAAAGTCTAGTTTGAAATATCCTCGTTCTTCTGCTTCTTTATACTCAATGCTTGCTAAATTAGATGCAGGATCATGTGGTATCTTACTAACATAAACACCACTATTGTGCTTTGTGTATACACCGTTCTTATTGATAGACGCAGGAATGTGTTGCAGTTTTTCTAGAACTACATCACGGTTCAATACATCAATATCAATATCTGTTTGTGTTTTCATTTCCATACCATTATAAACATTGCGGCATCATCTTCATATTCAAAATATATGTCGCCTCGATGTGCTACATAGTATCCTTCACAATTACTATTACACCAATCAATTAATTCAATTAACATACCGCTACCCGGTACAAGTTCTTTTTCAAACTGTATACCATCTTTAGTTACTGGAGTCCACTTTAGAAACTCTTTGTTATCAAAATCAGAAAAAAACTTTCGTCTATCTCTTACTTCGCCTCTAATTTTGCGAAGTCTATCAAGTAAGTCTTTTGTTCGTTTACCATCACGCATTGTATGGTTTGATTCTGTCATATATTGCAATGTATTTCGCTAGTCTCTCAGGTACATTCTCAAAGAAAACTTTGTATGTTCTATTGGTAACGCCCATAAAATGTTCAAATTTTCTATCATTATACTCTTTTGCATACGCTTCGAACTTTTCAGAATCTACAGTTCCATAACAAGATATTGTATCTTCATTGAATTTTGTTATATCGCCTATATTAAAGAGTTTATCTTTTGGAATAATGTTATTAATCGTTCTTATTTGTACTACTCTGTTAACAAACATTTCACAAAATATATCCCAGTCTATGTTTATATAACTAGGATGACTTGTAAAGTATTCATTACATGTAGACATAAGCATAGTATCAAAGTTATCATCAAGAGTCAAGCACTTTGATTTAGTATGAGTGAATTTATTTGAAATAGTTCTATATTTTGTACTGTCTGGCATGTAAGTATGCGTGTTAAACATAATACTTTTTCCAAGATAATCCGGATCATTTAAAATAGTATCATAGTGAATAAATACATGATGCGCTAACATTAGTTCTGTATAGTTCTCAACATGCTCATACCCACCACCTCTGAGACTCAGAGGGTACTTATTTCTTGAGACTATCGAACTATTTGCGTTCCAATATTTTTTTTGGTATCCAAATACTGATTCAGTAGGATCAATAAATTCATCTACTGCATGTGAAATTATGCCACAAATATAATCTCCGTATGTTCCTGGCATATATTCTAATAGATGGGTGTCATAATTACTTAATACTTTAGGTATCATTTTGCTATTACTTTACTTCTACACCTGCTGTAAGTTCACAATATTCAATTTGTCTATCACGTGGCGGAGGCTGTACTCCACTCGCAAGCACAATAGAACACACATGTTCTAGACGTTCGATGTGTTCAAACGCACTCCACGGATCTTTACCAATAGATGTAACGCCGTGTGCTTCTTGTCCTACGATATCATATTGTGGGGTGTCACCTTTTTCGAATACACCAAATCCTTCACATGTTACATGTGCTAGATCAACTGATCCCGGTGTTTCATACCCTGTGTTATGACCTACTTTAGAATAACGTGTTAGTTCTGGGAACTCACGTGTAACGTATCGAAGGTCCCAACCAGCGTACATGGCTGCCACACAGCTTGTAGGGTGCAAGTGTAGCACACAACGATATGGGTCTGGTGTTTCTGTATCATTGATTGTGTCTTGTAGAATGCGATGTAGATTAATTTCAGTTGACGGTGTACGCTGTCCTGCGTATGTTTCAAAGTTTCTGAAGCCACGTTCATCTACACTGCCGTTCCATTTTAGTGTAAGTAGATTCTCCCACTCAATCTTAAACTTTCGAATACCCGATGGACTGACATAGATATAGTCTTTATGTCCTTCATAGATAGAACAGTTACCATCACGGGTAGTAATCCAATTGCGGTTATACGCTTCACGCATTACATCACCAATAAGTGTCTTCATTTATTCAAGTCTCCCATGGAAATTCAATCCAATATTCTGTTTCGTCATTAAGTTCTATACTCCAATAGTCGGTGTCTACAATTGAATTTGGATCACTAATCAGTGAAGCGAATCTTACATTGTTATGCCAAGTTTGTCCCCAACGTTCATTATTGGGGATGCAACCAGATTGCCAATCTTTCATAATCCATTCCATCGCATCACCGCCGCGATTAATATCATCAATGATTAAAATGTTTAGTGGATCTTTTTCATACCCGTATGCATCTTCTGCCATCCAGCAATTACTTTCAGTATTTTCATCAAGACCTTCGGCTCCAAGCTGAACGCATAGAGTATGCATTGGAATACCAGTCATATGAGAAAGCATCACAGCAGGAACTAATCCTCCACGTGTTATACCAACAATATAATCTGGTCTCCAGCTATCTTTATACATAGACATAGCAATATCTTTAATTGCACGTTCTACTTTATTCCAATCATATGTAAGTGTTTTCATCATGTTTCCTCCGTACCTGGTCTATCTCCACCAGTTACTTTTGATATGCCCCATGACCCATCTGGGTTTTCTTCCCATCGTAAGTCATCGCCTTCTTTCCATCCAAGTTGATCTAGTAACCACTGTGGTAATTCAATGAATGGTTCGCCAGTATCGGGGTCTTCTTGTATTACAAGTGTAGACCTGTCTTCTACTGAACTTACACGTTTAGTACTCATAGTCCTGCCTCCTTTAATACCATCTGTACAAATTCTACATCTTCTTGACGCATAGAGAACTTTCTCTGCCAGAATGTTGGTTCTAAGTATTCCATAATCATATTTTGCTCATGATCTGTCATTGCTGCAATAGATGCATCACCAGTATCACAATTAAAAATAATCCAAGGGCTGATTCGTCCGGATTTGATCCAATGTATAAGACGCGGCCTACTAATTTCCCTAAAGAATACATTATACGGTCTATCATTTTCTCTGCTCCATTGTTGCATCAGTAGTATACCACGTTCTACTGCACGTTCTGCTGTTTCCTTTTTGTTAAGTTCACGAATGTAAGTTTCGTACACTGCGTCACTGCACCATTTATCAAGTGCTATACTATTAGTTATCACGAAATCAACAAAGCGTTCTGGGTCGATTGCATTTATATCTAGTGTATGTTTACCGAATCGAGTGAACCCGGTATAGTAATTTGATTTACAAAAGTGTTCATATGTCTTTTGTTTAGTTGCTCCTTGAGTAATTTCATAGAAACGATTATACGCAAGAAAACCCAGACGAACATATTTTTCATCTCGGTTAATCCATCTACGTTTCTGTTCACACAAATGTACTGCAAGTGTTTTCTCTCGTTTGAAAGATTTCTTACAGAACTGGCATTCAAAACTCATTTCTTTTTACGCTTCTTTTTACCAAAGATTTCATCAATTGATTTATCATCCATAGCCATATCCATTGCCATCTGTTTGATATCATCATCGCTGTTTAGCTGTCTAAACAATTCAACTTCATCTGCTTTCATATGAGGATATTGTTCTGATACAAATTCAGATATCTTATCTTTTTTCTTTGTTGATGTTGGCGGCTTGATCCATTCATGAAACTGTTTCTTGCCTGTGCCCGTGAGACACATTAGCTTCCAGATTAGTTCTTCGTGCTTATACAAGTCCGTATAGTTCTTATTGACAAACTCGTTTGTGTCAAGTAGTGCATCGCCCGCACTTGATCCTTTGACACTACTTACATAACGAAGAAACAACCAACTAGACCATTTCTTTTTGTGTTCATCTGATAGTCTAGCATACCAACCGAAGTCTCTGCGGTCAACAGCTTGCAAAACATCATTCAGTGGGATTTTGTCACTCATTTATAACCTCTAGGTGGGGGTATGTATTTACCGCCATGTACTAACATAAACATACTACAAATTGACTTGGATGTAAAGTAAAAACAATCAAAATTATCAAAAACTTCGCTCTCCCATTCGTCTTCGAATAGCAAGTCTGTACACCACTGATGTGCAATGTCAGATTTAGAAATATCTGTTATCTGTACTCTGTGCATTCTATCTTGTGTATTAGTCTTAGAAAAAATCATAGCTGTTAAGTACATCTGGGATTCTATTCAAGTCTTTAACAAAATATGCACACTTTGGTTTATCACCATGTTCTAATGGAATAGTAAGAATATGACCGTATTTCAATTTAGGAAAGAACCATTTAACATCTGCGAATACGTTATTCACACGAATGGGCTCCCATCCCATAGTAAAGCCTCCAAGCGGATTAGTGATGATTGTATCGAAGCTACGTTCATTAATACTTGTAAGTGGAATAAATTCTAATTGACCCAAGTCACGGTCCCCAATGAGAATATTCCAATCAATTGGCATTTCAATTGTATGAGAACCAATGTTTAATGAAATACTTGGAGCGTTAAATGTTTCAATAAACACCAGTGGTATAAAGAAGAAATCGGGTTCCTCTTTGTCAGTAACATCCATAACGCAATAACGTATATCTTCTATTTCTTCTGGTAGACTATTCATTTCGAATGTCTTATTTTCTGGTGTTAAAATTTTCATTAGTATTTTACCTTATCAATTGTGAATGGATATTCTGCATCCTTATAAAACTTTTTGCGTTCAGTTAGGTGTCGCTTGGCAAACTTACATCTACTTGTGACGTCCCAGATTTGAACAAAATCTTTATCTTTTGCCACACGAACACCGCGACCGATAGACTGTATAACACGCACAAAAGACTTGCCAGGCTCCAAAAGAACCAAGTTGAAAATGCGAGGGATGTTAATACCAACAGCGGCAACGCCATAAGTAGCAATAGTGATTGAATTAGTAGCTTCATTTATGTCCTTATATGCTGTTTTTCGATCATCAGATTTCATTGAGCCTTGTACGAAATCTGCTTCGGGCAACAGTTCTTGTAATTTGTTTCCTGAATTAATACGACTTGTCAGCACAAGTGTATTTCCTGTTTGCGATACTTCTTTAATCATATTCGCAATAAATTCTTGTCGTTTATCATCTTCTAATAAAAATTTAAGTTCGCTCTGATAGTTAGAATACTCCCCAGTTTCCTGTGTCTGTATGACATTCACATGACAGTTTGACAGAACACCAATATCTTGTAGTTCTTTTGCTGCTAGTCTATTGACAACATCTCCCAAACTTGCACGAATAGTTGCAAACTCATGATCCGATTTTGGGATAGTTCCTGTCAGACCCCATCGCAATGGTACATTTGCAAACACGCTCGTTAGCAAGTCTTTTAGTACGTCTGCTTTTGCCTGGTGTACTTCGTCAACCATAACGCATACAACATCTTCGATAAAATCCATGATGTTGTCTTCACCCTTTTTAGTTTTCTTCAACAGACTATTGAGTGATTGCCATGTACAAATAGTGTGCGTTTTGCCAATATCTTTACGGTCGCCGAAGTACACCCCGGCATCTAACCCACAGTTGATATAATCTTCTTCGGTTTGCCGTACCAAATCCTTATTCGGTACAATTACGATAGTGCGTCCATACTTCTCTGCTAACTTAGATAATGTAGCAGTCATAATGGTCTTGCCTGCACCTGTCGCAATCTCTTGCAAACACTGTGGGTTCTCAATAAATTTATTTACTACCTCAACTTGATAGTCGCGTAGCATAATTTCCTGTCCCTCGACAGGATGACCTTCAGGCCAATTAACACCCTGGTCAGCCCAGAAGCGTTCTGATACTTGTGTGAATTCTAATGCTTCACTAGTACGATGGTCATCTACTTCAATTTCATAACCAGCTTCCATAATAATAGGAAGCAGATCATCAAGTAAATTAATATATGTACGACCGCCAACGTCACAAAAGCGAACAGTACCATCCCAACGTCCTAACTTATATGCTGGCATATGATATGCATGGGGCAAGAAAAACTTCAAAGCATCAGAACACTTGCGCCGCGTTGCCGGATCAAGCCCGTCTAACTTAACGTTCACTTCATCTTTAATTACTATCGTACATTTCTTCAATTGAACATCCAATCCATCATCATCTGTGCTTCTTCTGATAGATGCTCTGGTCCCCATTGGGGTTCGAAAGTAACATCAACACTAACAAGATTGACACCTTCAACTGTTTGTGCCGCATTTTTTACATCTGCAATAATATCATCTGCTGAAGGACAAAATGCACTAGTAAGTGTCATTACGATATCTGCATAACCTTCACCTACTTTTAATTCATAAATCAATCCCATATTATATACATCAATACCTAGATCAGGATCATATACTTCTTTGAGATTTTCAATAATCTTTTCTTTTGTCTCTTCTAAATTCATAATACTATACTAACATTTTTTACGGTGGTTGTCAACTGGAAAAGACAGATATTGGAAAAGAGAATCAATCAAACCAATATCTGTCTTTGATAGATGAAGCGATTAACGCTTCATGCATGTTGTTTCTGCTAGACGTTTCCAACGATTATTTGCAGGAGCCATCTTACACAAGTCTGCCAGTTTCTGAGCCATACGCAACGAAATCTCACGCATACGCTTTTGATTTTCTTCTAGGAACGATACGATATCTACTTCTTGATCCTTAGACAAACCTTTAGTGTCGAACAAACCACCATCACGTGCAATCTGTTTGATACGCAAGATTTTGTCACGTGTAGTATCAAGTGTCAAGTCAAGATAGTGACAACGAGACATGATAGCTTCCAAGTGATCCTTAATCTTTGTAGAACGAACATTGTCAAACTTCAAGTTAGTGATAAAGATCACAGAGCCTTTAAATTCAAAACGATCAGGAACCCCCTCGCGGCGAAGAAAGTGCGAGTCAGAGTTCCAAGAAATCATACGCTTCTTACCGCTATCAAGTGCTGCTTTAAGAATGTTTAGAGCATTTTCATCAAACAGAATGCTATCACAGTCATCCAGAACAACAATGTTCTTTGAGTCTGAATACTTGTACAGCATAGCGTACAACCCAATCGGTGACATTGTACCTTTGACAAATGTGTGACGTAGTGGGTTATCTGCCATTACGTCAAACAAAGAATCTTTCTCAAGTATTTGCTCGACACCATACGTCTTACCGATCCCAGGAGGTCCCGAGACGACCATTCCGCGTACTACACCATCGATAGTAGCTTCTGTCATTTCATCTAAGATAGAAAAACGTTCTGCAATGCGATCCATAACCTGTTCATCTGACTCGCGATGCTCAGATACAGTTTCAACATTCTCAGGTAGAACTTTAACTCGCATTTTTTCTTTAACAAACTCGGTTTCAGAACCGTCTACTGTGATGAAATGTGTGCCGTCTTTAGCTTGTTTAATTTCTTGTACAACAGGAAAGATACCTGTTACTTCTTGATTACGATAGAAGCCGTTTGTGATTTGAACAATTGACATGTGATTCTCTCTTTCGTTGATTACTTAATTAATATAGCATGATTCGAGGATTTGTCAAGTATTATCTTTTGCGCCACTCCGCATTTACATCTGCAACATGTGCAGCATGTCGCTCACGTATAACCACATACTTTGACCATTCAGCGTATTCATGAGTATCAGGTCCAGTTTTTGCACAACGGTCTGCTGCATCAATTTGGGCCATTTTCTCACCAAACGCAAACCAGTTTAGTAGTTCTTTAGTCTCAGCATTATATACCACATATACTGGATAATTTTTTTCAACTGCTGATTCTAGAGAAGTTGTGTTTGCTAAATTCATTTTATCACCTTTACATTTCGTCAATTAAAAATTCATCATCGATATTCATTAGGTTTGACAAAACCTGAACACCCATACTACCATATACTTCACGAACCTTATCTTCTACATCACTGTAAGGGATTTCGAACTCGCCATATGCATCCATGAAGTCTAAAGCAAATTCTTCGACTTCCACAACATAATTACCCATAGCACTCATTTTTTCACCTCTTCAATTATATAGTCTACTTTATCAAGTTTAGTTTTTGATGCTAGTGCTTCTGCATCAGACTTTAGGGAGCATATAGCAACTGTTTCACCAGTTGCTTTTACTTTTACAATATACATCA